CACCATTTAAATATACGTCAATAAACCCAGCGTCATAAGCAAGGGTATTACCATTAGCATCCGCACCAGTTACTGCCGTTGGTGTACCAGATATATTATAAGTAAATCGTGCTGACGTTCCGTTGACCGATGACCCAGCATTTTGAAAGCCACTCGACCCAAAAACTTTGAGTGTATTCGCTGACGTATCAAACACCAAATCACCCACATCATTGTCACTGCTTGGCACACCTGACTGCACTCTATAGCGTTCAGCAAAACTATTAACACCAGATATATTGTTTGCAACAGTTGTAACATTACTTGCTATACCAGCAACAGATGTCACGTTAGCTTGTATACCAGCAACTGTAGTTACATTGCTAGAAATACCAGCAACAGTAGAAATATTTGATGAGATTCCAGCAACAGTAGAAATATTATTTACATTTGTAGTAGTAGCTAACGTATTTAAGTCAGAAACAAAATCAGAAGTTGCTAATAAATTTAGGTCAGTAACAATATCGCTAGTTGCTAATGTATTAATATCCGAAACAATATCACTTGTAGCTAAAGTGTTTAAATCACTAACAATATCAGACGTTGCCAATGTATTTATATCTGAAATAATGTCAGATGTTGCTAGTGTATTCAAATCGCTTACAATATCTGAAGTTGCTAATAAGTTTATATCGTTGATAACATCAGTTACAGCTAATGTATTCATATCAGAAATAACATCAGCATTAGCAAGCAAAGCCATATCTGCTATAACATCAGATGTAGCTAACAATGACATGTCAGTTATAACATCAGATGCCGCCAAAGCATTTATATTTGATATAGCTCCAGCAACTGTCGTAACATTGCTTGCAATACCAGCTACAGTAGTTACATTTGCTTGTATACCAGCCACAGTGGTTACATTTGCACTTATACCAGCTAAAGTATTTATGTTAGCTGACTGCGTTGCTACAGTCGTTACAGAAGAAATACTAGGTCCAGCTTCTGGTACACCAGTTGTAGCGTTAAACGCAAGAACTGTACCTTTTCGTGCATCTTTTAATGGTAATGTAGTAGCAACTGCATCATCAGATTCCTGTAATCTTAATCCTCTATCAGCAGTATCTCCAACATCAGCATGAATTGCTATGATTCTATCAAGTTCTGTATTCAGAGAAGAAATATTAAAAGCACCTTGAGTGGGAAAGTCGGTAGTCCTTTCGAGTGCAATCGCTCTTACGATTACAACAGTCGATCCACCACTTGCTCCGGTCACACTCATTGTAACTGTACCAGTTGATCCATTACCGCCTGAGACAGTGTAGTGAGTGGTGATAGTTTTGAGTGTATTATCTACAAATACTCGTAAGTCTGCGTCTGCAAAGAACTCAAAGTTGACAGTAAATGATGTCTGAGTAGCTCCCTCGCTAACAGTATATGATACTCGAGGTGTATTATTTGAAACTGATATTGTCATTTTTTAATCCATTCTCCCAGCTATAGCACGACTCATATCGTTAACCTGATCTTTTATAAACCATAACCTAGCTCCAGGCAAATTAGCAAGAAATTCTTTCGTCCCTTCACCATAGTCACCAGTAATAAACTTAGCCGCACCTCTTGCTAAATCTGTAGTAACACTCACACCAGCACCTAGCGGAGCTGTTGCCGCATCGATATAATCTTTCTCTTGAGGAAACTTCGGAGAAACTAAACCCATTGTTAAGTCCGGCCCACCAAGAGCAAGAGATGTTTGTATAGAAGTATAGTACATATCTGAGTATAAAGCCGCCAATCCAGATGTATCAAAGGAACGTAACATCTTATCTTCAAGACTCATTTCATCCAAAATGTAAGGATTGTTTCTGTACTTTATCATCAAGCTCATATACCCAAGAGCCATCGATGCACCTATACCAACAAGCCTATTCGTTACTGCACCCTGAGAATAAAGAGTCGTTATTTTATTCAGAGCAGCAAAAGAATAAGAATAAAATTGAAAAGGTAAACCCAGTATTGCGTTCTCTACTCGAGCATAACCTCGAATACGGCGATCCTCTGTTAGACCCATGAATCTACCAATACGCATTGGCACATATACAACACCATCTGTTATCAAAGGTTTATCTGCTGGTGATCCCATAAGAACAGTGTTCTTAATACCAGCGTTCATTGTTCGTCTAAAGATTTTAGTAGCTTCAAGATCGTCCCATGCGTCTGAGTTAGCAAGATAAAAACCATCAGAGTCCTCAATGAATCCTTTCTTCCGCATATTATTAATTTTTGATGCATCTTTCCTATCAATACCCATACGCAATAACCACTGCGTTTCTTTTGCTGTTGCGTTACCATTAGCCAGCTTTATAGAATAGTCAATGATTGTATGAGAGTTTGCCATTGATGACATCATCTTAAATGTTCTGGTCATGGGAGCTAGCAGATTAAGTTGGAAGAATATGTTCTTTACTTTTGTTGTATCAAACAGCGTACCTTGAAATGGATTGTTTAACATATCTTCTTGTAGTCTTAGATGCACATCACCTTTTAGTATCTCGAGCATCTCACCACAAAGCCTACCTTCCATAGCGTTCATTCTTACTTTGTTATTACTCAACACTTGAAACATCTGCTTAAATAAAGGAGCTAATTCATTTTGCATAAGTACAGTTGCGGCATCAGGAAGGGTTGAGAAACCAGCACTACCAAGATAGTTCAATGTCGCAAGGTCTTTCAGTATTTGCGCAGTCTTCAGACTCAAAGATTCTGGGTTCTGTATAACAATACCAGCAACTCTATCATAGCTATGCAAGAAGTCTCTTCGCAAAGCATCAAGAGATTTCTTACCAACTCCATTCTTTGCCTCTCGAGCAATTATCTTACCAATAACTATCTCAGGGTCTTGATACCCAAATGTTTTATAGAACTCATACTGTGCCGCTGTTCTATTTGTATACGTCATCATAACTTGAACTGGGTTGGCAATAATAAACTCAGATACTTTACTGTTAGGTATATCTAATAGTCTATGTCGAAAGTGCTTAGATTTACCATAGCCATAAGATATCTGATTGAAAGGATCGCCCTCATTGATAAGCATATCAATAACTTCATCAACTCTTTTACTTATCTCATCAGGATTCCTAGATAACTCAGTAGAAGAAACTGTCTTTGTTTTCTTATTGTAAACAAAAGCATTTGGATTCTCTTGAAACCAAGTCATAAGTATTTCTTTGAACTGCTCTCGTTGCTCAATAATCTTTTGCTTGTTCCAGAATCGAGCAAAAAAGTTTTCATCTTTGAATACTTTTCGTTCAGCATCCTCACCAAGCTTAGACTTCAAAGCATTTTCTTCTTGTCTTAATTCTCTGCGTATTCTATCTCTCAAGATAATTAGTTCTTCAAGTTCGTTTCTCTGTACAGCATTACGCTTCTTCATATTCTCTAGTTCATTAATGCGTGTAATTACTCCGTCTTTGGGATCAGTAAGATCATAACGTAACTTATCAATACGTCTTCGCAGACTAGCATCAGTAGCAAGATGTCCAGTCTCTGCTAACCTATCTTCCCATTGCTTAAAGAATTTATTCCACACATCCTTTGCTTTATTCTCAAGAGGTGTCATGTTTGCATTGTCAGTTACACTCTTCTTCCAAGTATCTTCTAACCATTGATCATATCTTTTACGACCAAAGTTATAATCCATCTTAGCTTCAACTGGTGTACCTTTACCAGTTATCTCACCATAAATCTCAAGCAGTTGATCATGTGCTTTCACCCACTCACTTTCATATTCAGATGCTTTGATATAAATACTATGTGGCATCTTATATCCCATGAAGTTTCCTTCAAGAGCAGTACCATGATCACCAATTAATTTTATCAAATCTAATTTCGTTTCTTGACTATACTCTTTATTTTGAAGCACACGCTTATATGGATTAGTTACTCCTCGATAGAACCAGCTTCGTGTAAAGATATTCTCAGCTAGATTATATGGGTTCTTTATTTCACCATTACCTTTTTCTAGCTTTCTGACTTGTGCTTCCCCTTCAAATTTTTTTGCCAAAGCACTTACATTTTTCTTTGTAAGATTATTTCTAAGTTGTTTCTCTGTGTAATTCTTCTTGAGATACGCAACTAACTTATCAGGATCAGATAGCTCTTCAACAAGCTCATCAGTAAATCGAGTTTCATTCATACGCATACTTAAACTTTGTAAGCCATCGTTAGTAATATCATATACACGATCTGCTCTTTGACCTATCTTTGCTGATTGATCAGGATCAACTGAGTTTACAATCTTTGTAAATTCATCTATCTCAGCAATAGTTTTATTTATAGTATTTGCTCTAACATTACCAGCAACAGACTGCAACCCACCAAGCGTACCACCAACAAAAAACGCAGAACCAAGATTCAAAGCTGATTCTGTTTTCGTTGCGGTCGGATCAAAAAGCTGACGACCAACTTCAATAGGAGCTTGTGTTGCTGTCACACCAAGACCAACACGAAACGCTGATCGAGCAATACCAAGAGTTGGTCCACCAAATGGTAAAGCTACAAGATTCAAAGGATCAAACAATCCAGTTGTTAGTTGCGCCCATATACTTGAGTTTGATAATATTTCTCTGCGTTGTTTCATCTTATCAATCTGAACTTTCATGTCGTTAAGATGATCCATGTTTTTTGCATCTTTCAAATCATTGTAATACTGTTCATACTCTGTACCTTTAATCTCGTTTATGACACTCAGAGAATCATCAACAGCAACATCTCCATACTTAGATTCAAGATACATTGCATTTAAAAATGATTTGTATTGATACCCTAAGTTTGCATTAAGAGTATCAGTCCATGTAGGATTTGCATTATAATCTTGCTGGTATCCCTTATGATATTGGAGAGTAGGAGTTGGTGTATAAAATCTCTCATTAATATTTTTCATTCAACCATTCTTCCATAGTAGTCATCAAGAAACTCAGCAATACTAAACTGCACAACATAAGGTTGTTTGTTTTCATCTTGATCAACAAGATACTTTATCTCTCCCTTATCTGCATACACAACATCGAATACCAAGTTTCGTGCGCCTTGCATCTGATTTAAAGGTGCGCTTAGGTTGAGAAAGGGTGCTTGTGCAGAACCATATTGAGGTGCCAGCCATATCTTCTTTCTATTTGTTTCCGTTATATCTGCACCTAATCGACCAAGAACTTCTGGAGCATCAAAGAACATACCAGATAATTCTAAACCTAAACCTACCATTGGACTAAATGGACTTGTTCTTTGTATGCGTTCTCTTAGTGAGATATCTCTTTCACCAAGTTCTCCTCGATCATGATTTGTGTTAGTAAGAGTGTAGTTTCCAATTTGAAGTATTTTTCTTTCTACATATTCAAGAAAAGCTTCTCTCATCTCTTGATCTGGCATAAGTCGAGCTAATGCAAATGGTGATCTATATCCACCATCCTTTGAACCATAAGCAAAAACATCCAGCACATAGTCTTCAGTCTTTGGGAAGTGAGTCTTAACTAAACCATCAACCCAGTCTTCAACATCACTTATAGATGGATTCATTTGTCTTTCAACTACTTGCTGATACATGTAAAATGGTAAAGCATTTTTAACTACACGAAAGAAATGTGATCCTCTACCACCAGCATTTGCAATAGACTCAAACCCAGCAAGTTTATTATCAATGTTTGCTACTCTTTTATCATCTGTGTCTGCTTCACCAAATGTTGCGCTATATATTGTTTTATACTGCGCTCCTCTATCTTCTCGTTTGAAGTTACTAAAGTTGCGAAGTATTTGGGAAAGATCATTTGATCCAATGAGTTGCGATGCTCGATAGGCTTCTCTTATAAGAATCATTTTTTCTTTCCCAACAAGATCATCAAGACGATGTACCTCATCAAAGTTACCAGACATATCTGGTTCTGGAGAACTTGCTTTTATTAAAAAGTCAATGATACCATTTATTTCTGATGGCTGTGCTTTACCTTCAAAAACATAATTAACTACTTCTTCAAAGCTCTTAGGTATTATATTCTTTTCAAATACCATACGATCCATTTCTTCTCGTAGTTCTCCACTTTGCATGTCAGCAGAAAAATAAGCTTTCTGTAAATCAATGCCAGGGAATCTACCCTCAAGATAGATATCAGCCGCTTCCTTTTCTTTATCTGTTGGTTGAAAGAATCTATAATCATTACGCTCTCCACTTGGAGTTGTTGGAGCTATACGACTCACAGTCTTTGCAAGTTCAAGTTGTGTCTTATTTACTTTTTGTATTTGATCCGCTCTCCTTGCATCAGCCTCAAGCTTTACAGCAATAGCAGTTCTAAAGTCTTTATCAAATCCAGCAACAACATCTCGTTCCATATTTGCTGGACCAACTGGCTTAAGTTGAGTACTTGAAGTAAGTTGAGCTACAGCCATTTGTCTATCAGTAAAACCTAAGTTTGATGCAACTTTCATTGCACCTCGACCACCACTTCTATACATCTCAGCAAGTGCTAACATCTTTTGTGTATCCGCTGTTCCGTTTTCATATTTAAATTGACTAGCTGAATATGTGGCAATCATATCGGCGGCAACATCGTTGAGATATCCAATAGCCTGAGAAGCTTGTGGTTCAGTAAGAATAGCCTTACTACCAGCTACAGTTTTACCATTTATTTCTTTTGTTGGAATACGTTGAGCATTTATAATCTCATCTTTTGTTTTGCTGATGATGTCAGTAAACCCAGCAATATCGCCAGTGCCAATAGCATTAGATAGATTCCTAGACAACTCAGTATATTGTCTACTACCAACCTTACCTATGTTAAGTAAATCAATCTTTGTTCTTTCAGATTCAGCATCAATAATATCTTCTTGAGATGTTAATACTGCTCCTGATTGACTTGATGCATAAGCATCGATTCTATTATCAGCAACAATTAATCTTTGTAGATTCTGTCTTAATGCTCCTCGCATACCAGCATTATCAATATGCTCAAGCAGTTCAGCATATTCTTTTATTTCAGGAGGCTGTCCATCAAAACTCTTTAGATCAAGTCTACCTCGTCCAGATATCTCAGCATTAACAGCGTATGCAAGTGTTTGTCCTTCAGCAGTCTTGAGATGCTTTCTAAATTTATTCTCAAACTTTGCCATAGCAATGTTAGAGATTTTCTTTTCTGTATAGTTAGCACCAGTAGTTGACGCTTGACCAATATTAAAAGAGTTATCTATACGCTGTACAATTTCATTGTGATGTTCATCTTTACCTTGCTTGATAGCTTCAATTGCTTTTCGCACAGTCAACATACTTGAGCCACCAAGTGTGCTTGCTGAGTAACTTAAATCTCTTGCTGTCTCTGCAGTGAGAAGATTGCCAGCTTTCTTTATCTCATTATTAGTTGCATCTATATGAATACTATTTACTAAACCACTTGAATACTTTGTACCTATGTCAGTTATTAATCGACCATACTCCGGTCCAAACGGTGCGGCTAAGTCAGATACAAATGCACCCATAAGGTCACGAACTTTATTTGCTCCAAATGGAAACTTAGTTCTTATCTCAGTTCCATAAGTTTCAATCTTTTGAAGAGCAATCTCTTTCACTCTACGTCTAGCTTCTTGTCTGATTACAGCAGAGCTAGTCATACCAAAACCTTTTGCTGGCAGATCAGCTATTAGCTTATCAACAAGATTTACTGGTCTACCTTCTTCATCTATACCGAACAACTCAGCATCAGATTTAGATGAGATATATTCCAATCCTTTCTTCTCTGCTTCAACTGCCGCAAGTTTAAAAGCTTCATTAGACATTTTGCCTATTGCATTTGCAGTCTCAGCTAAAGAGTTAGCAACAGACATATCTGCTCTTATAACTCCAATAGGGTCACTTCTTACTTGTCTTTTATATTTTACAACCATTAACTACTCTTATAAAAATCTGCCGCGCCTGATGCAAGGGTTGACAATGCACTTATCTGTGAAGCTCTTAGTGCCGCATCCCCAGCTCTCAAAGCACTAAGTTTTCTTAATCGTAACTGCTCTCGTTCAGCAACTCCTTTGAAGTCAATACGCTTTGTATCTTCACCAGCTAATGCTTCCTGAGATTCACGGAAAGCTCTCAGAGAATTATCATCATCTCTATTCATGAAAGCAAACAGAGATTCATTTGTTTCAACAGCATCATCATATTGATCAAGTATATCATTATGCGCTTCCATAGTTTGTATCTTGCGCTGAAATCTTTCTTGCTCAAGCTGTGCGGCTTCCGCTTCTTTCTGCCTTTTTATTTCTTGACCTCTGGCTATTGTTGCACTTGCCGCCAAAGCAGAACCGATTAAACCTAGAAACTGAAACATTAGAATGTAACCTCCGCTATAATTGAATTTACTTGTAATGATAAAGGTGCAGATTGACTAATAGAAACCTGAGGGTCTTTTGAATAACCAAGTAATCTAAACTCTCTTTTCCCTGTTACTGGTGTTCGAGCCTGACTAAGATCATCTGTTACCTGACGTATAATAAGATTATTATTATTTACTGATACAGATAAAGTATTGCTCAAATCTACAATTACTTTATTCATACCTCTTGGCTCACCACTCAAAGGTCCAACTGCTGTCATTGCATCTACTGGATTTGTTTTCAGATTAACATCAAACTTAAATCCTATTTCTGCTGATGAAAGAGAATTGTCCACAGCCGATACATCGATGTTGCCACTAGCCACAGTAAACTGACCAAGATAATGAGTGCCACTGACCACATCGAGGACTGCACCGTTAGCAAAGTCAGAGCTGACGCTGAAGACTCCGTTAGAACCAGAATATGTTTTAGCCATATCAGTATTAAAGCTAGTATCAAACTCACAGAGAATATATTTATTTGTTCCATCTCCCTTATCAAACTTAACTACAGCATACACTCTTGTATCAACTGTGCAAATAGAATGGAATGATCCTTGACTTGTAAACTGTGTCCAGCCATATCGTTGCTCACCTCTATTTGAATTAAACACACCAAGAGTTCCATCAGCATCTACAAGAAAGTAATAGCTTTCAGCACGATCAATACCGCCAGCAAGAGTGCTGGCTTGTATTGGATTCTTAATCAGATGAGAAGCAAGGCTTGATATCGGTTGACCAGTATAAGCATTTTGTCCATCATCAAATAAAAACTCTCTTACAATTTCACCAGATGTTTGCACATACACAGTTGCACCATCAAAGACAAAGGGCTTTACAAAAGCAGAACCAAAAGAAGTTTGTCTTTTAATTGTAGCATTTGTAGGGGTTGTAGGCTTCTCGACAAAAGCTGGTACAATAAATTCATCCGTTGATGTAAAACATTGCAAGTCTCTATTAGACACAAGATGACGTATAGTGTTTACTTCTCCTATTGCCGCAGTAATATCAATAGAGTCATTATCACTGGCATCACCAATATCAAAATTAAAAAACTCATTAGACTTACTAGCCCAAAGACCATCTGGTTGTGATATTGTGCCTCCATACCATAATCTATTCTGATGAAATGTTACAGCTCCAGGATATCCTCTTAGTTCTGAGTATGATTGCTCTGACCAATTCGTAGCTGGCGCATGTGTTTCAAGGAAGGGAGTACCACCACCAGCTACTGAATCATTCGCATTACCACCAGCAGTAAATGTAAATGTATTGTCATCAATGACTTCTGCTACTGTTCTGTTACCATTTAGATTGCTTGCAGATATACCACCAACAGTATTTGCATTTGTAATTGCAAACGCATCACCAGCTGAAAATCCATGATTAACTAACGTCACAGTAACTGTAGCCACACCATTGTCAGTCCGAAAAGAATCAACCTTCAATCTTTTCTTTAGTGTAGCCAAACAGTTTCCAGTTGCTTGAGTTGTAGACTGTACAGATGTAATAGTTATTTCTTGATCGTGATACTTAACAGTAATACCAACATGTTTTGAATCAGGAAAATTACCTCCTGATTGTGATCCAGTTGTATCCCAATATGGTGCGCTTGTTGTAAGCGTTATGCCATTACCAGAACTAGCAGAAGGATCGAGAGTAACACCTAGATCTTGAAACTGAAAGTATGGTTGATATATCTTTGCACCAGCAGATTGTGTATCAAATGTTTTTGTCTCCATTTGAAATGAAGTAAGTCCAGTACGCACCAACTTGCGAACCATAAACGTCTGATGTGCAATAAACATAACATCACCGGATTGTGCATACGTAACTTCATGCATATTCAAATTAGTTATAGGTATAGTAGCACCACTTGAATCTGCTGTAAGAGTTGCCGCTAAACTCACTGCATTGTTTGTATCAATCTGAAAAACTCTTATCTTTTGATGCTCAAGAGAAACAATGTATCTCTCATCATCTGAAAATATAAAAGGTACAAGTCTATGTTGCTGAGTCTTAGAAGTGTCTATGCTTGTATCAAATTCAAATATCTTAGAAAGACCAGCTCTTTTTATTAATCCACCCTCTGCTCTCAAGAAGAAGTTCTCAATCTTTTGTGCAGAAGCGGTGTAAACTTTTGTATCTGTTCTGGATATAAGACTTGGACTTATCTCTCCAAACTGGAAATTCGTGACGGATACTTTTGCTTTCTGCATTAGCTTCTCCTAAATGCACTGAATCTAGTTTGTGGGATTACCCTAGTTGTTTGTTGTTGTGAATCAATGTTTCGTGCTTTGAGCATTGCACGATCTGCCATTTGTGTCATCAGTTGCATTAAGCTTCCATCTCTTGCAATAGAAGTAGCAAACGCTGAAGCAAGTGCATACTCAAGAGCAACAGTAAAATAACTTGGGAAGTCTTCTTCCCTTGCTCTGAATGTATAGTCAGCAATCACAGAATCTTGCGTAGATGTATCAGCAAAAACCATATCACCATATATCTGATACTGAACAAGAGAATCATTTACAGTAATTGCATGAACAATAAGTGTCTCTGAAGGAAGTTGATATGCTAAGTCATATCGACCAGTAGGTGCATCAGTAAGTCTATTCAATACAGCTTGGTCTGATGCAAACCTCCAGCGTGTATTAGATAATGCACTACGGCAGATATCTTCATAGAGACTCGAAGCAACTAATGATTCTGTTGTACCATCAGTAAACGAGGTTATCGGTTCAGCTCCTATCAAGATAAGAGCGCGACTCGATATATCTATTGCACTATCTGCCGCAGTTGAAGTCATTAGTCGCCGTCTGTTTCAGCAATAGCTGTACCATCAGATACATCTACTACAGTCCCAGTATTTGACAAAACAGTCACAAAATGAGTCGTAGGAGTGTTTGTATCAGCAACAAGAATAACATCTCTAACAGCTAGCATGTTCGCCGCATCATTAAAATAACCAGCAGTATTTACAGCTCCAATAGCGTCTGTAGTTGTATAAGCCCACAAGTTTAAATTTGATGCACCAGCTAATCGAGATAATCCACTAGCACTATAAGCCATGTCAATACCTCCTATGAGTTGTTGTCTAAGACTTCATAAATACCATTGTCATCAATGACAGTAGCACCCATGGACATCATAGACGTTGCAAGATGTGATGCTCGTTCAGCAACATAGTTAAGTTCTGTCTGAACATCAGAGTTAATACCAAGACCTACGGCTGTTGTATGGTATGCCATATTCTTACCAGCAGTAATTGCGGCAGTTGAGAATATGTTGAAGCCTAAAAATTGCTTCATTGTCATACCACCAGCAAATGGAAGATTTTGCTCACCCACAAAATCAGATGATGCAAACTCTGTTATATTAAACAGATCAGCAAAACCCTTTGGGTGCATTGCAAGATATCTACCACCATCCTCAGGGATGTTAGCAGTACCGAAGGTTTCAAAGAGTGACAACAAGTCAGCCTTCTCAACAGCACTACTTGTGTCATGTATCTGAGTTGAGTTTGCACCAGCATCCATTGCTGTATACAAAATCTCATCAGTCTTACGACCAAGAGCCGCCGCCGCTGAAGTCGCAACTGCTTGTCTCTCATTGATATTTATTTTTAGCTCATCTAACTTATCGATATATTCGGCGGCATAGAAGTCACTCATAGTCGCCTCAACAGTTGTATGTGCTAATTCCATTGGAGTCACAAGACCATTTCTGGACTTAGTACTCGCACTACCAGTTCCAATCTTCTGGAAACGTACAACGCTACCAGTCACATTGTTTGCCATACGCACAGTGTTCCGTAGCTTAGAACCCATACGCTGATAAGCAAGGTGAACTTCAGATTCGAACTGCTTAATAAAGGCTGTGTCAATTGTACTTGCCATTATTAGCTCCATCAAAGTTAAAGTTTCAATTACGTTTCAGATTATCCTTTGCAATTTTCAACGAAGTTGTCCGTAGAGGGCTTCTCTAATGCAGTACGGGTCTTTCACTTAATCTATTATTAGACTCAAATTTATTTAAATTGCAATAGAAAACTCGCACAAACTCATGATCATGTATAAAATACTGTTGATCTTCTACCTCAAACCCTATCCATTTGAGCCACCGAATAGTCTTATCGTGGTCAACTGGCACATAATTTTCTACAATATCATAACCGATAGCAAGAAAACTAAGAATCAATTTACTATGTTTGTAGAAAGATTTCCATATATTATCAACTTCATCAGTTCCAAGAAACCATATCTTTCCAGTATGCATATACTTATCCATCGATGTTACACCGCACATTGCAATAGGTTTACGATTATGAGTAATAGTAAATCCTCTTGCTCCCTCTTCCTCAAAAGGAACATTAAGAGCAATCATTGGAGTTACCCCCACCAATGCACACTCTCGGATATCAGGTAGACGCATATTATCGAGAATAATATCAATATCAGATACAACACATGGTCTAAACTCAAGGTTGCCTCTTCTGATATACGTCAATACTTTATCGGTTTCTTTACTTTTTTTTTGGTCATCTGTTATACATCTTTCTAAATCCTTCATCAACCATTTTGACAAAGGCTGGGTCACGCTGATTTGGACTATAGTATCGAGGATCATTCATCATCTCTCGAAGCTTATCATCAGTCAATGTTGCGGTTGGCTGTGATGTTCCAGACACAGGGTTCTCTTTGAGATTATGCATTATAATCTCCATAGCTTTTATCCCTTCTGCTGTTGAACAAAGATCATCGATAGCAGATCGAGTATCCTCATTAAATGTTTTCTCAACAAACAATCCAACAGCTTCTACTCTCTCTTGTGCGTTATCACCTAACTGCTCCATCTCTGCATCTGCATTATATCCACCAGTTGTCGCTTCATAAAACTTTTGGATACCATTCTCAAACTCTTGTTGAGAGAATCCATTCTCATAAGAATGATCAGCCCACCAATCAAGAAGATCATTATCAACAGCTTCTTCAGCATCAATGATGTCAGGAACAACATAGTCACCAGCAGTTGCTGGTCTTTCAGAATATGCTTTCTCTTCAATCTCTTTCATAACACTATTGCGTATCTCATCTTCTTTCTGACCAAACTTACTCTCAAGGTTTGCATAAGAGTTAGCTAAGTCTTCAGGAGTCTTAAACTTTTCAGGCAACCATTTCGGTCTTTCATCAGCATACTCTTGAGGTACTTCAATAGTCTGCTGTTCTTCTTGTGGTTGTGCTTCTTGTGTTTGTTCTTCACTCATTTGATTTTACCTTATGTCCATGTTGAATACGTCTTTCAATTAAGCCAACAATATATCGCTGACCTTCTGCATGACGGAGTGTGTCATTAGTTACAGCTGATCCATGTACTGCTTCTATTGTTACACTGCGTAAATACTTTAATACTTCTGCTCCAGCTGGTGAGCTAAACAGAGAAACAAAATTTAAAGATATGTTTTGATCGTCAATCTTATCTCTAGGATATCCATCAAGACTTGATATGTTACTGCTGAGTTTGTTCATCCATAGTTCCTTGTTGTTGCATCATTGCTTGTTGTTGTTGTAGTTGTTGAGCCATAGCTATTATCTGTTTACGTTCTTCTAAATCTCTTAGTAAATACTCTGGTATACCAAACTTCTTTGCTAAATATATTGCTGTCTCTTCTGAATTAATAAGAACATTAGTTAGCTCTGGTCCAAATCGCACTCCAATCATTTCTAAAAATCTATTGATAGATGTAATATCCTGATTAGATTGTGCTTGCGAAAGTGGTGAAACAGAACGAACCTTGACTGACCTACCATTGATTGTTGGTATGTTAATACGTCCTTGCTTCTTCAATATGTATACAACACGCTGAAGAACTGGCTGTACTAACTCAGCTTGTAATCGACCGAACGCAGAACCAATTCGTCTTGATAAATCT